AAGGTTGAAATGGAAAAAGTTAAGCGACCAAAGGCTCAGAAAGATACTAGCAAAATTGATATGCAAACCGAAGAAGGGTTTGGGCTTGGTGGTGCATTAGTTAAAAAGGAATTAGACCTTAAAGGACAAATAATGCGCGTTAGTGAACAAGTTGCTCAATCGGCAGAAAATATTAAACAAGTCGCTACCGATTTTGAGAAGTATAAAAATACTATTCCCGCAACACTTTATAATAGGCAACAGTCTCTTAAAAAGGATATTGAAACACTTCAACAAATAATCGATAGATACGATAATTGAGTTGATATTATATGCCTCTTCTTCTCGACAAAGAAGAATCTCCATCTGAGGAGATTATTCGCTTATTTGAGAAGACTCGCGTAGCGTATCTTTCTGCGCGAGAAGACCCGAAGGAATACGGCGGTCGTTGGCGAAAAGCATTAGAAGATATTAGAAATGCATTTGATAAGTCTAATGCTTTATCTAACATTCTTGCAGATTATCTCGATGAAGATACCCTCGAATCAAAGGAAGCGGCTGCCCCACAAACTAATTCTGCGGCGAAGATTTATCAGGCTATTAAGGATATGCGTATTCAATCGGATGCGGTCAATGACCCATTCGTTAAAAAATACAAAGACAAGGTTCTTGAGGTATTACTTTCCGAACCTGAAACGATGGCTAAGTTTGTGCATTATGCTCTAAGGGTATCTAATGAAGCCCTTTCTGAGAAGGTATGGAGCATTAAAGACATGGAACCCGACACAATAACGGACGGGTATTCGGGACTCGACTTGGAGGCAGACGACATAGCCCTCTATATTATTGAGCAATACGGGGATGGAAAAGACTCAAAGAAGGTTGAAAGCGCAGTTGATTCTGCCTTTGATATGTTAGAGATGTTTTACCTCTCGGAACATAGTGAAGAAGAATGGGAAGAAGTTCAAGAAATTGAGAAAGCAGAAAATAAGTCTGAGGATGAAAAGGCACAATCTGATTTCCTAATTCCTAATAAACCAATGTATAGAATTTTTGACATTAAAGATATTGAGGAGTTAAAAGGCTTTAGTGGTGATTGGGTAGTCCAAGAAAAATACGATGGTATGCGTATTCAAATTCACAAAATTGACAACAATGTAAAAATTTATTCTTATAATGAGAAAGATATTACCTCCAAGTGTAAAGAACAAGTTAAAGAGATGAAGCAGAAACAATATGGTGACTGTATTCTTGATGCTGAATTGATTCTGTTCAACGATGATGAGCCACTTCATCGTGCCGATACTATTTCTCACGTATTTAAAGACAAATATCCAGATGCTAAATTAAGAGCGCACGTATTTGATATTATGCGCCATGAATCACGCGACCTCGTTGAAGAACCATTAGAAGATAGAATTACTATTCTATTCAATAATTACGCTGCTAAATCTTCAGAAGCAGTAGCATTCCCTTCAAAGAAAGATACTCGGACGGCAGACAACCTTAAAGATGTTGAAGATTATTCAAAGGAAATTATGGAAATGCCAACATCAGAAGGTGTTGTGATTAAGGATGCTACTTCGACCTATTACATAGGAACACGAAAGAATCCAAAGTGGATTAAATGGAAAAAATTTGTGGACCTTGACCTCATTGTTCTCGATAAGAAGAAGACCAAGAGCAATCTTTACTCTTATACGCTCGGTGCAGGGCCAACAGAAGGCGAAGGGAAACATTTCAAGGAATTGGAGGGCAAGACCTACATGGACGTAGGGAAGGCTCTTAACACGAAAATTTCTGCTAAGATAGGCGACATTATCCGTGTAAAAGTGGACGAAGTGAAACCAGCAGGTGATAGATTTACAATTTATTCTGCAAAGGTAATTGAAATCCCTGAAGTTGAATCGCCTGATAAAGTAGTTACATTAGAATTACTTGCTAATGGAACGAAGAAATCTCTTAACTATGATGTTAAGGCATTAGAAAAGGGAATTACAGTTACTGATTATATTCACGGTGAAGCAACATTGATTATCAAATCTGATATGGATGGCTTCACAATTTACGGATTTGAGGAAGATAACCTCATGTCTAAGAATGCTATTGCTGATTTAGATATGTGGAAATCTCAAGCAGAAGAAATTATGAAAACTAAGCAGGGTCTTCTTGCTTCTGCTATAATTACTTACTTACAAGAAAATGGGTCAAAGACTCCTAAGCAATTACATAATTTCTTAATTAGTAATATGAAAGAAGAATACGAAGATATTCTTGAGAGCAAGGAAAAGAAACTTGCAGTTTGGTCCCAAGAAAGAGATGGAATTGGTTTTGATACCAAGACTAAAAAATTATATGCTGACTCAGACAAGGTAATCAAGGATATTATTAAAGCATATAAAACTCCAGAGGAATACCGTAAGGGCAATTTTAAACTTTACATGAGGAAAGATGGAAATCTAAATCTTAGCATTCAGGTCGGTGATGAAAACTTAGTATGGTTTATTGACTTAGATGGAAAGGATTCTCTGTTCGATTTATTTGGTAAAGCGGGTAAATATCCTGCTCAGGTTTCTAAAGTCAAGGATAGAGATGATTTAATTGATTCGGGTCAAATTGAATTGGGTGTTCAGCATGATGGCTACCATGAATACTTCCTGAAAGGAAACAAGTTTGAAACTAAACTACACATTCGAGTCATTCCTGTAAAAGATAAGAGAATGTGGCTTGCTTGGACAGGATATAAACAAAAGCCTGCCGATAAGGATTCAGACACAGGTAAGTGGAACATTTACGAGGATGAGTTTAACGAATTAACCATCCCTGAAGCCTGATGCGTGGTCTTCATATAGTGGATTACAGAAGGAAGGGGTGAGGCAAATGGAAAGCCCAACACGGACACCCGATGTTCAAGGCGATTTCGACATTCTCAAAAGTAGCGACGACCTAATGATTGGCGGATATGCGAGCATTGAAATTGTTGATAAGCAAAATGACCTCATCACCATTAAAGCACTTAACGATGCAGTTAGGAAATTTATGGAACAAAAGTCTTTTAGAAATGTAATGACTAACCATTCAAATGTCCAAGTCGGAGAAGTAGTTGATTCTTACCGTGATAGCAACGGAAAATTATGGAAAACAGAAGTGGACGATGTTGGTTTCTTCGTAGTAATTAAACTCCGTGATGATATCGAAAAAGCAAAGGAAATCAACCGAGGAATTAGAAAAGGTTCTCTTCGTTCATTTAGCATTGGAGGACAAGCACTACAAAAAGTAAAGAAAGCCCATCCAGAATTTGGGCAATATAATGAAATTTCAAAATTAGAACTACACGAAGTCACTATTTGTGAAAAAGGTATTAACCCCGAAGCAAAATTTGACATCCTTAAAGAAGACAAAGAGGGAACAAAAATGACTGAAAAGTTAGAAAAAGCATTGGCGGAGTTGGACACACTTCTTAAAGAAGTGAATACTCTCCGTAAGGAAGAAGAAGAAATGATGGACGAAATGGAGCGTGGCGGCTATGGTTCCGATATGGAACGCGGCTATGGCGAAATGGAAGCCCAAGAAGAAGAAATGGAAGAAATGGCTGCTTACGACGATTCTGAGTCAAAAGCCGTTGTTTCGACCATTGATGGTGCAGGTGTCGAAATTGGCGAGCCTGCCGACCGACTCGTTATTTCTGGCGGAAAGCCCCGTGCTTCCGACTTACCCGTTGTTAAGGCTTTTAACAACGAGGAATTAACAACCCTTGACCTTTCTGTTGGTAACATCGAGAAGGCTTACGAGGCTTTCCGTCAAGAGCAGTTAGAAAAACTCGCTTATGACAATCTTCAGAAGTCTTTCCAATCTCGCTTTGAAAAAGAAATTAACAACCGCGAGAGTGTAATTGCTAAGGCAAACTACGACGCGGCTTCGGAAATTGCTTCGCTCAAGAACGAGTTTAGCGAATTACGCAAGTCTTTGACCCAAGAGCGCGATGTAATCGCAAAGGCTCAAAAAGAGGCTGTTGCTAACATTCCCACGATGGACGATATCGCCAAGATGGATTGGTCTGATGTTCACCGTCTTATCGGAGGAAACCTTTGAGGTGATTTAAGATGGTAGGCTACATTAACACTATTGCAGATTTAGAAGCACAAGCATACGGCGGAAGAGGCTTTGGAGCCGGTAATTCGCTGTTAAAGCAGGCAGGAATGGTTGGTGCGGTTCATACCGGCCATGACGGTGCGCCCGGATTTAGCGGAACAGGAATTGCTGACGTAAGCGAATTGTATAACATCGTTTATGGGCAAAAGGTCTGGTCTATGCTAAACCGTGAATGCAACGCTCTTTCGATGATTGCGAAGAGGCCCTATACTTCCTCCGGTTGGCGTATTCTTAAGGAGCGTCCCGCAGGTGGCTCGAATTACACCTTCGATGTTGCTACTTCCGGTGATGCGACACTTGACGCATTAGGCTCCGCTACTCCCCGCGCTGACAGAATTGGTGCGGTTCCTGAAAACGCGGCCCTTTCCAACTCTGATGATGGTCTTGGCCCAATTGCGCCTGTTTACACTCATCTGTTTATGAGTCCGAAGATTGTCGCTCATCAATTCGATTTCAGCGAATTGGCGATGGAAATGGCTCAAATTGATGATGGTATTGGCGACATTCGCGCTCAAATGCGTGAAGACATGGGTAAGCACCACTCTGAGGTTCAGAACAAAATGCTCGTTATGCCCCTTGAATACTACGGTGATTCCGCAAATCTGCCAAACATTAGCAACAACTATACTTCGCTTTACAAGGTTATTTCCAGCACCGCTGAATTAACCGCTATGGAAACGGATAGTTTCATTGCTGATGCTAGAACCGATGATGGTTTTGACCTTTACGGAACAAACCGTGATACTGCTTCCTTTATGGATGCTTACGTCAATTACGGTGATGGCTACGCTACCGGCGATATTCGGAACCTTACCCTAAGCATTCTGAATGATACCATCAGAAACCTCCGTGTTGAAGGTGGTTCGCCAAAGGTTATTCTTACGGGATACGATACGATTCAATCCGTTGCTGACCTTCTGCAAAGCCAAGAGCGTTTCATGGACCGTAAGGAAATCGTTCCGACTGTGAACGGTGTTCGCGGTGTAAAGGGTCAAGAAGTCGGTTTCCGTGTT